GTCGGACCGGGAGCCGGGTCCACGTTCAGGACGTCATTATCATAGTTCCTGGCGCATATCTTGGCGATCCCGGAGCCTGCCACCACACTTTGAATGTAGGTGATCCCATCGGCGTTAAGCTCGTATTCATTGTCGCCGGTGGTCCAGGCCAGCGTATCAAAGAGATTGCCCGTAAAGGCATCATAATCCGTGACATCTATGGTCGTTTGCTGCGTTCCCTGCTGAATGGAAACATTCCCGAGGTCGTTTGCGTATCCTCTTAGCATGAGAGCAACCGCGCTCACGGTTGAAGCTGCAGGAATTCCCGAAAGATCGAAAGCGAAAAATGACCTGTAAATCCAGTACCACCCATCATGATAACTTGCTTGTATAGCGTCGGTGTGGCGTGAATCGTTATTGTCTGCAAGGGTCCCGCTTACTGCATCCCGGTAACCGGCCCAGGTTCCCGGCGCCCCCTGGTTCCTCACCCATCCATCATTTGCCGATCCGTATATGTCTTCTATCACTTCGGCACATTCCTCACCTGCTATCAAGTGCCATGTTGTTCCGCTGAAATTTTTCCAGGCCCTATTTTGGCATTCTGAGAGGCCCGTTTCTATAACCTTTTCACCAGGATATGCGGCGGTTAAAATACCGTTGGGGTCATAGGCTATCATCCTTTCATCGCCTTTCTGCAGGAAGGACGTGAAATCTGTGGCTACGCCTCTCTGAGAAACGATTGATCCCGCGTACCAGAGCCGTGCTGCGGTCCCATCTTGCCCCCTTGTCACTGACAGAATATCACCGCTTATGCCCGTTACCTTGACTATTTCCTTTTCACCCGTAACATCGGTAATGGTGAGGTACATATTTTTACTGGCTAGCCAATTAACGATAAATGGAAATATTTCACCTGGTTCTAGGGTAATGGTTCCAGATCCGCTGGTGATTTCCGCTTTTAAGTGGCCATTAGCCAGGACGCTAAATACTTTTTCTGTGCTCGCAGTCACGGTTACGCTCCGTTCATAAGTTTCCAGGTTGTACTGGAAATGTGCTTGTACCAGACGCTATTAGTGGTGTCTAAGACTTCCTCCCCGGCATAGCTGGCGACTAAAACACCATCAGGACTACCGGCATATTCCCGATAGACACCCTTTTGCATGAAATTAGTCAATACGATTGCGTTCAAAGCCAGCTTGATCGTGGCGCCTGCGTTAAACGAATTCGTGTCGCCCCTGGTGATCCCCGAGAAAGTGTCTCCCGATCGGTCGTCTACCAACATCCATTCTTTCGTTGAACCTTCCTCCACCAGAATGTAGAAGCCGGTCCCGTCGCCGGTCGATACCGAAGGAAAAAGAGCCCCCGTCCCGCTTGCAACGACAAGAGAAGTATCACCGCCTCCAATATCAGCGGACAGTGTGGTAACAGCATTATTTGTGAATTTATACTCAGTCATATTCCTATCATCCCCCTTGCTCTATACTGCACCCGCATAGGACGTTTTGTGGCGCCCGTGGCTTTCTTTATTTTGGCGTTGGCTATCCCCGAGTTAAAAAAGGCCCGGAGCTTTTCTGACTCTCTAAGATCATACCAAGGCCGCGCCCTCATACCGAAAAGGTGGGACATGGCGCCGTCAGCAATCTCTTTGCGGAAGGTTTCATAGAGGAAGTCATCCAGGGTGTCACAATCCTTCGTTGGCCTCAAGATGACACGAACCAGGAGGCCCAACGTGCTGGCTTCTTCCGGGACTCTCCAAAGGTAAAGGGTGTCAAGGTCCTTTTCTTCCATCCAATAATTTGTAGGGATTGTGCTCGTTAAGAATTGCCAAGACGCGCCACTTACAGAGTAATGCCGGTCCATGAGATCTTGGCTAATAGGAAACAGTTGCTTGAATTGATCGTCATCAAGGCCGTTTTGCTTGAAATCGACATGATCTATGCCCAGGGTCTCGCCGGCGGCGGCCCCCGGTATTGTAATGGTGTACCCGGAGGTATCAGCAACAACGCTTATCCGGTCAAGTGTGAGGGTCCATAGGAGGGTTTCTTTACAGAACTCTATGGCAGCCTCCCGGACAGCATGTTTCAGGCCATCCACGGGCAGGCCAGGTACACTTGGGAAAACATCAGGAGCCCAGGCGGTAAGATTAGTGGCCATTGCGAAGCCTCCTTATTGGGGTTGTTCTGTTGGGGTCATTCCCGTTTGTGGAGTGATCCCAAGGTCAGTGAAAAACTGGTTCTTATACCTCATCGCCTTTGCATCGGAAGAAGGAACGTCCGTATCACGGACAAACGAAAAATAGAGAATATCGTATAGGGTTGCATTTACAAAATTCTCCTTCACCCCGATCAAGTTCGATTCCCAATTACCATCCTCATCCCACACGACAGCTTCAGGGATCTGAGAGAATACCATCTCAATGTATCCGGTCCCGTCGGAAGGCGGTGACACATAATATTGAGTTGGTGAGATCATTATCCATTCATTTATGGCCGCTGCAGCCGTTTCCGAATTCCAACCAAGGTTAAACGCCTTCATTGTCTCGATGTCGGTCTTTATAACGGCATTACCTGGGGTGGCCCCGTCGGTGCCCATGTTTCTTAGGACATCAATGAGAGCCACCCCCCTGGCCGGAATGACCTGCCTGGTTCCAGAGGCTAATTTAATGGCATCGATGACCGGGTTAGCGTCAGGCCTGAGAGTAACTATGTCACGCTGAGAGGCATTGTACCAATTAACAAGGTCGTCATCCTCCCACCGGTCGTTACCCTCATCCTGAAGAAGATCCTTTGCCAGATCAATTATGTGGCGAACTGTTTGACTTGCCATGAATTACCCCGCTTCGTCTATCTCAAAGAGTTGATCTTGCCTCTTTTGGATTGCAAAGTTTTTTATCTGCTGAAGGTTCATGCCTTCAATTTCCGGGCATTCTCCGAAATTTTCGAGAAGATAGGCTTCGATAGTGCCTTCTTTCTTAAAGCCCATGATCTTTTTGATCTGAGGGTCCTCCTTGACCAATTCATCCTTACGCTCTACCTCTGCCTGTGATTCTGATTGAAGTCTGCTTTCCTGGGAAACCTCAAGGGCTTGATGGGAGTCAAAATCCTCAAGCGCCCTACGCTCTGCCGTTTCCTGCGCGTCAATGGCAGTTTCAAGCTCGGTGATTGTCTTGGCGTCCTTTTGGGCTTGAGCCAGGGCGTCACGGTGTTCCTCCGGAATGGCTGTAGATCTGGCCTTTGATTCGGCCAGGCGCTTTTGTAATGCCGCTATCCTGGGCTTTGCCAAATCGGGGTCATATTGTTGCATGTCATTACGTTTAGCCAGGGTGGCCGTCCAAATGTAAATGTGTCCACTTCCACTCTGTTTCAAATATTTATCGCTCATTTTGCTTCCTCCGTTGTTCCTTCCTTTTGGCGAGGCCGGGAAGTGGAAGGATTACTCCCCGGCCCCTTGTGAACTCATACGCGGGTGGGTGCGCATTATGAGCCCACGATAAATGTTTAAAGTCAAATTACCCACCAGGCGCCCACATCTCGCCTATACGAATACGACACATCTGGTTAAAAGTTTACCAGACCTTAAAGCCCAAGGCCCACACATCGAAAACGGCAACGGCGGTTGCCGCTGTGATAAAGGTAATGTCAATGGTCCCATCAGTGATGAACACGACACCCATATAGGTACTGCCTCCGACATCTTCATCCGCTATAAGCGTGATCTGTGAGGTCTCCGAGTTAAGATCGAATGTCCCCATATAGCCATCAGCGTTAGCGGCTAATCTATGGGTTTGGGTAGCCGAAGCATTACCAATATCTCCGGTACAGGCCCCGCCTTCGGCAGTCGTGACTCGCGCCCCAACCATCGTGAGTAAAAAACCCGCCGGAACTCTAAAGGTTTGGAGTACGTCATTGGCGGCGAATCCTGTGGATGCAAGCGCGGTTATGACCCCGGAAGTATTTTCCAATGCAATCGGATTGGCAATTATCGCCGGAATGTCAATGTGCTTTTTGAAAGGGGCATCGCCGGGAGCGCCATAAGGCATCCCAACCCCCCTGTCCGTAAATCTATAAGTAGCCATAAATTAAAATCCTCCTGTTTCCAATCGTTTAATTGGTTAATAAAGGGGTTATCGCCTCCTAAACGTTTAGCCCCCCGCCCTGTGGGTCAGGGTCTAGCCTTTGGTAACGTAAACATCACACACAGCCTCGGGTTTAAGCACTTTATATCCGAAGACATTCAATCCTCTGACCAGAGTACCAAACGTGCTTTCAGACCGAAGGCTTTCCAATTTGGTCATCTGCGCTGCAAAAGAAAGCCCCTGCATTTGACCAGCCAACGAATGGAAACAAGTTGCTCCACCGTCCGATACTGACGTGATAAGGTT